TGCTTACTACGTTGTAGTCTTCGTAAGCCAACAGGATAGTGTCGGGCTGCTCCTTCATTTTGGAAGCATTGATGATGGCACTAACGCCATAGTTCAATAGTTCCAGCATGTCTTGAGCAGTGCCGCTAGCAGTGGTGCCAGTAAACCACTTGTTAGCTGCAATCACATCAACAGTTGAATTGTTGAAGAAACCAGCTAAACCAACAGTGGATTCACCAAACATGGCAACAGCTTCCACTTTCTCTTCATAAGCACGACGTACGGCTTGCGCACGACGTTGCTCAAGAGCAATGTTGGCCATTTGAGCAGCACGTAGTTCCTGCACGGTATAACCGAAGCTACCACCGAAAGAACGAATGTTGATGCTCTTTTCCACTTGGCTGATGTCAGCGCGTGGCAAATCATCAGCAGCATCTGCAATCAGTTTGAACTCACCAGTGGAGTTCATGATGCGGAAGGTGAAGGTTTGTGCGCCAGGACCAGCTTCGCTAGTTACAGGCAAAATGGTTGGATATTTGATGTCGGCATAAACCGTTTCAAATACTTGGGGGCGGATGTACTCAAGCTGACGCTCAAGAAACAGACCCGCTTCGTCCATACGAAATTCAGACATTGGTAGGGCCTCCTATCAAGAATCAGCGGAGAGAGTAAAGCTTGGGCCGTTCAGTTCCAAGATCGCCAGTCCACTACCAGTGGTAGAAGACAGATAACGAGCATTGGCCATACGAACAGTCTTGCCCGAAGCAAAAGCATGGCTGAATTGACCAGCCTTGCCAGTACCGCTTGCTGAATACAACACGCGGACTATGGAAGCAGGAGTGACGGCACCAGTCACATAAACAGCTACTGCACCTTCATTAGCAACATTCAACACTTGATCAACTTTCACACCAGGACGACTATCAGCGTTCAGTGCAGTTTCATCAACGTAAGTGAGAACATTGATACCAAGAACAGTATCGGAAGCACCAGAAATGGTGGTAGCAGAATTAGCTACAGTGCCAGCAGTGTTGTACACCTGCACATTACCGAAAGGCAGTACAACTGCTGTTTCGTTGATGTAGGTGCCAATGGTGTTGTCGCGAATATCAGAGAGTTGACCTTCTTGCAGGGCGGTTTGGGCGAGAGCATAGCTCTGTTGCACACCACCAGCAGAAGCAGTCCCCGACGTGGTAAAAGTTACGGCCATGGATCAGCGCTCCTTAGAGACGGAGAGTGGGGATTTCCAAGCATTCTGCAACTTATCCATATAGGAAGAAGGAGCAGACATTGGAGAAGTGATGGAAGCAACAGCTTTACGCAGTTCTTCCGTAGCTGGAGAATCACCACGAGGGGATTCTGCCAAGGTGTCGAACATAGCGGTGATGTAATCATCAGAACGATCTGATAAATCAACATCGCCACGAACGGCTTTGATGGAAGTTTCCATGATTTCACGAGCTGAAAGGCCAGTAAAATCAAAAGCACTATCAAGGGAAGGACGTGCTTTGTCGATGAGCGCAACACGCTCTTCAACAAGACCATCAACATTCACTTTTTGCGCTTCGGAGAGATCAGCCTTAAGACTTTCTACTTCCTCTGCAAGAGCATCGGCCCGCCCTTCGGCAGAGTCGGTCTTACCTTTCATTTCCTTTTGCATGGCATCCATTTCTTCCTTCATTTTGGAAGCTTCAGCCATCATGTCTTCATACTTGCGCTTCATTTCGGCGTAGCTGCCTTTGGCATCTTCCCGTTCTTTAGTGATTGCTAGAGCTACGCTCTCGGTCACCTCGAACTCGGCGCCATCAAAATTGACTTTAGCAGTCATTGATGAATCCTCAGTAAAAGTAAATAGAGAAGGATCAGCAGCATCTAGACGATCTAGATGAAGCTTCACTTGCGGGCCAGCGCGGCCCCTACGAACAACAGCAATGTGATTTCCGCTGATTTCCTTTTGGACGCCATCGTAATTTTCACCGCCATCAGTTACACCAGGAATCGCTTCATAATTGACGCGATAGCCAGCGCTGACTTCTTTTGCATCACCACGCATAATACGTTCAATGGCATCTTTATCAGTGATTGTCATAACTGCACGGACGAAACCGTTGTCATAAACCACTTCGGTGCCACTAAATCCAATTTGATAATCCTTTGTATTGGAACTATCTAATAGGACAGATGGATGTTCAAGCGTGATCGCTTTGCCCGCAAACGAAGCCAAGCTAACAGGAGACGCCACTTCTGACTCCGGGCGATATTCACGACGAATAGAACCATCTGCATCAGTGTACTGTTGTACACCAGTGCGAGCGATGGTTGCCCAAGCACGAAGATAACCTTCAGGGGTTAGTTCATACTTGTCAATCGGCGCTACATCGTAACGGAAGCAAGTGTCGCTCATGTCCATACTCTATCAAATAATCTAACGTAAGATAGACTAACTTAGGATATATTGCCTAAGAATGCAGCACATTCAGCTTCGGCGCCTCACCACTCGGCTTAAAGCACCAAATATTACCATCCAGGAAAGCAGGCAAGTCATTGGTCAACGCATGAAAGAAGCGCGATTAAATTGCGGTTTATCACAGCAAGACATAGCGCAGATTTTGCATTGCGATCAAACTACTATTTCGCGAATGGAACGTGGAGCAATATCTCCTGATTGCGCTCAAATCCGTACGCTCAGCTCTGTTTTTCAACTTTCTATTTTATATCTACTTGGCTATCCCACTTTTGTGGTGTCTGCTATTAGCAGTTAATTGCCATCTTCATCTTCATCATCATCACGCAAATCAGCCAATTGATTTTCAATGCCTTCCATTACGTATGCCTTGGCTATTGCTTCAGCTTCAAAAACCAAAAACTTGGTTTCTTCAAATTGTTCATCAGGCTTGTCGTAAGAATTTTTGACAAAAATATGCGTTTCATCGAAACGGCCATTCCTGAAATGCTGTTCCTCGATCAACCGCCAATGGGAAGTATTGCGGTGTTCATTGCATGAAAGAATAGCCAGCGCCTTCATGGTGCCAATGCCTTCATCTTCTTCTTCGATGACGCGGACAAATTCGCTCATGGTTTTGGTTTGCGACTTTCCACCATTTTAATCACACGATTTGCCCATGACCTGCCAGCATCTCCGCCCCATAATTGCCAGGCTATGTAGCCAGCATCATCTTCACCGCCACTTTTATTTTTTTCATGACGTGAAAAGAATGCTGCCATTCGCTTGATAGTGGCAAAACTTACGCCACCACCACCAGCCAGATCACCAGCCCTCGCCACTCCACTGCCAATGCCTTGCTTGCCAGCTTCCTGCGTGGTCAATCCGCCTTTGCCATACTTCTTGCGCAGTTCCAACCCACGACGCTCTGCTGCCCTTACGGACGATGGCGGGGAGAAGCTTTCGGCATCTCCCCTTAATCCTTTCCCTCATCTTCTTCCTCTCCTGCCATTTCTTTAAAAAAGCCCATGTAATATTCGTCACTCATATCTTTTTTTGGCTTACGAGTCATGCCTGCTTCTGAAAGAGCAATGGCAAGTGCCTGCTGGGGGCTTTTAATTGGCTCGCCAGTGCTGCTCTTTAATTTGCCACTTTTAAATTCTTTCATTACTTTTGAAATTTTAGCTTGGCGTTCTTTTTTGTTCATGATTATTCTGCGATACCCCAATTATAGCCATCAGCAACAATATCGCATTCTTTCAGGAATCCAACAATCACTTCTTCTATCCATTCAAAAGCATCATCAGTCATACCAGGATGACATCCCACGAAGAAAACCTTATCAAGCACTTGATAGGCATTAGGAAATTCTTTGGCATCGCCAAGATGCTTGTAACCAGGATGTAACAAAAGATTACCTGCAAAGTAATTTCTAGTTTGTATACCATTCTGTTCAAGATGCCTTTGCAATGCATGTTTTACATTGGGCTGCTCGCAAACAATTGGTACTCCAAACCAGCTAGATTCCACTTCACTGCTTTCGGTAATTACTTTTACAGACGATGGAAGTACGCTAAATATATTTGCAATGCGTTGATAATTAGCCCGACGCTTAGCATGAATTTCATCGAATTTTTCTAACTGTACAGATCCAACTGCGCCTTGCAAGTCAAGAGGTTTTAAATTGTAACCAATGGTACTAAATACATATTTATGATCAACCGATACGTCATACCCCTCTAACCACTTGCCAAAGCGATTGCCGCATGTTCCATTAGTAAGCAAATTGCATTCCCCCACGCAATAGCAATCCCGGCCCCACCAAGCAAAACTTCTTGCAAGTTTATTGAATCCAGGAAGAGAAGATGACACCATCCCACCTTCCATTGTGGTGATGTGATGGGCAGGGTAAAAAGAACAAGATGATGCCACAAAATAATCTGACAACCATTTGTTTTTCCATTTGCTCCCTAGTGAATCACAACCATCGGCAATGGCATGGATATTATTTGTCTTACAAATAGACAGCAGTCGATCAATATCACAAGGATTACCAAGCACTGGACTATTGATTACTGCTACGGTTTTTTCATTAATAGCATTTTCGACTTGATCTAAATTCCAATTTAAACTTTCCCATTCAATATCTACAAATCTTGGGATCATATTATTTTGCAATATAGGAGCCACTGTTGTAGGAAAACCAACAACGCTCACAATAATTTCCGCGCCATCTGGCCAGTCAAAATATTGCTTGAGTGCAGCTAACATCACAAGATTAGCAGAACTGCCGCTATTAACCATCAAGCTTTCTTCAAAACCAAATCGCTGGGAAAACTCGCGTTCAAACTTGGCTACTTGTTTGCCGGACGAAAGCCATCCGCCATCTTGAAGACAGCTTATAGCAGCGCTAATTTCTTCTCCATTGAAAAATGGGCCGGAGTAGAGAACTTTTGGGTGGTGCATAAGTCGCGCAATCCTTGGTTGATGGAAATGAATGGGGCGAAGCCCAAGGCTTGAAGCTTGCGGCAGTCTAAGCGCATGTGCAGAGATTGCTCATAGTTTCGATGGGGGCGAAAGGTGATGGCACTTTGGCTGTTCAAAGTTTCAGCACAAAGGCCGATGCAAGCCGCCAATTCCATCTCTTGGCCAGATCCAATATTGTAAATGTCATTTACAGGCGCTACATCCATAAGAAGCTTAATTGCGCGGCAAGTGTCGTAAATGTGCAAATAGTCGCGTGTAAGACCATTCACCATTTCAATAGGCTCGTTGACCTTTAATCTTTGCACCATATAGTGAAGTGCATTCCGCTGCCCATTGCTTTTGTCTGGCCCTCCATAGACATTAGGCAAGCGCATGATTCGCCAATCAATACCATGAAACGAGCAAAAATCTATAACTAGCTGTTCGGCACAGTGCTTCGTAATGGAATAAAGACCCTTTGGTTTGCATGGGCTACTTTCCCTCATTATTACATCAGTGGAACCGTAGACAAACCAAGAACTAATAAAATTAAATGTTTTGATGCTACTCTCTTGGCAGGCCACAAGCCTGTTCATTAAGCAGTCAATATTGGTATTAGTATGGAGCAATGGATTGGAATAAGTGTTGCTTGTTGTGCTAATGAGATATAGCACTTCTTCGCTCGTTGGTACCAACTGATAGCGTGGCAATGACTGGCCACCATGCAAGCCGATAAAATATGAACCAATAATACCAGTGGCTCCGTAAATACTGATCATTCAATAAACTCTACTGTTGCTGGATATACGCAATGCTCCCCAAAGAAGAAGGAAGAATGCAACAAAATGGCTGTCATGAGACGTTCAGCAGTGAAAGCAATAGAGCGTCTTTGATAGCCTTGCAACGCTTCGCATTGCTCACGAGAAGACTGCCAAATTGCATCCATGGTCTCAAAGATTAATTCACATAAAGTATTCATTAATTTTGCATTACCACGGGCCATGTTGTAGGCGTAAAGGATATCTTGATCCCAGGCATATTGCAACTGTTCAACGCTCAGAGGAAGCTTGCCCGCATTAGCAAGGCTCATAGAAATTTCATATGCAGGAAAAATACCATGGTGCAAATCATACTGACGACGTACACTGCCCTCAAGGAGTTGAAGAGGATGCGTGACATAAATGCAATCGCGACGTGCATTTACTAGCTCTCCATCAGACCATTTGCGACGATACTGGCATACGCCCCAAGGCTCATCTTTTGCCTGTTTCCATGCCCAATATAAAACAGTTAAATCTCCCCATATTGAATTTAGAGCTGACATATTTTCTCCTTCGTCGTCCATTAACCACCCTTGATCGATCAAGGAGTGGCGGAGATTATGATTGTGCGAAGCAGCACCTGCTAACACTTGCGTTCCAATGCCCCCTTGATCGCCATATCGCCTTGGTTTATCAACCAAGCAGCAACAGTAAAGCTTCATTGCTTCTGCCCATTAAACGGCATACTATACTGCTCATGCCCTGGCATGCCTCCCCATTTTTCTTGGTAATGTTCCGCATTACGATGGAAAGAAACATAGTGATTGCGTTGGTATTCGGCATCACCATGCCTCAATGTACTGCTTTGATCGTGGCGCAAATCGCGCAATTCTACAAATTCACAAGGATTGCCTGCAAGCTTAAGGCGACGATCAGCATCATTGTCCTCAAAGTAAGCAGGAAAGAATGTTTCGTCAAAACCTCCCATGTTCAACCATTCATCAGCTTGGCTGACAAAAAATACGCTCCAATGATGGCTAATGGCTGCTGTGTTGAAAATAATAGTCTTCGGAGACGCTTGAGCTGCTTCTTGAAACGCTTGCACATCCTCAAGAGAAAAGACGGTATCGTCATTGGCAATAATGCAATTTCCTAATTCTTTTAGCAGCATGTTCCATGATGTTGCTACTCCTAAATTGCTAGATGGTCGAATGTAGCTAATGGCCATAGCAAGTTCGTTCAGGCAATCTTCCCATTTGCTGCCGAGGAGTTTGCCTCCATTATCAACAATGGTTATTTGCGGAATGATATTTGGATGGCAGTCGCTAGCTAGAGCGGAGCACAGGCGTAGTAATTGGCTGTAGCAATGGAGAGTGGGAATGCCAATGTTGATGATTTGCTTGCTCATTGTGCATATACCTCCCGTTTTTGCCATAGATCGTTGTAATTATTAACGCCTTGAGCTCCTAGCCCGGAAAGGTCGCCACCGTGAGACGGCTTATGCCAAGCCATGATAGTCCCGTCAGGCAGCACAAAAGCTTTATTCTTTTGCTCATAAAGGGGAGTCAGTTCAAGAAAATCACCATAAATAAAGTCTGCATTTGGACCATTCATCGCCAATGCTTGTCCCAGGAGGGTAGGGCCGGTAGGACATAGTGGCGTGATGCCATAGTATTGCTCATGACAGTTTTTAACAATGAGCTGAATGGCTGTTACCAATGCCGGATTCTCCTTTTGCGAATAGAGAACAGTGGTGGCGCATGCCCAAGAAGTGAAGCTAAAACGTTGAATATCCCTGAAAGCCAGCCACTTAATGCGAGGCCCAATTTCCACGGGATTTATTACTCTTGTTCCAATATCAAGATACCAACCACCAAGCTTGTTTAACAAACAGAATCGTCCAAGATCCGCTTTGTAAGAATATGGTTTCAAACAATCATAAGCCCAAAGCACTTCTTCTTTATAGTTTTCTTCAATGAAATAACGAAGACTTTCTTTGTTATATAGTTGATAATCAGCCCCAGGAAAAGCTTGCTGCACAGTTTGTGTGGCATGCTTTAGAAACGGAGAAAGTTCCGTATCACTATCAGAAAGAAAGATTTGTGAAACGTTCATGATTAATTAATGCGAGTAGGAGTGCCAAAGCCTTTAAAGGTCGATGGTGGTGTGCTGTTAAGCGTACGATTCACAATAGAAAGCAGTTGCTTGCCAATATTATCCCATTCAAACGCTGGTTCACAAGCCCTTTCATAACACCATTCCCCATCTTTTTTAAGCGCATCACGATTGTCGTAATAGTAAGAAAGCAATTCAGCGCCATGGTCGGCAGAAGGAATGCCCCTATCTAAACCATAGTTTCTATCTACTTCCCAACTTTCAAT